ACTGGCTCTTTGATTTTAGACCAGTTTATTGGTGGTGGTCTTGGAGCTGGGTTGCAGCGTTTTATCGGCTGTAATGAAGGAGGTAAAACAAACGAGGCTCTACATGTTATGAAGAACATGCTTGAGACAGTAGAGAAAACCAAGGGTCTTTATATTAAGGCGGAGGGTCGCCTATCAGCAGACATCCAAAAGCGTTCTGGATTGAAATTTGTAAGTAATCCAGATGATTGGGAGTTAGGAACTTGTCTTGTCTGGGAGTGTAATATTTATGATACAGTTTTTGATGGCCTTAGAGAATTGCTAAGGAATAATCCAGATAAAGAAAGATTTTGCATTGTCATCGACAGTATGGATGGCTTGCTTCCTAAATCTGATCTAGAGAAGACTACTAGTGATGCAGCGAAAGTTGCAGCAGGTGCTTCTCTCACTTCAGACTTCTTAAAGCGAGTTAGTCTTGGGATGGGTAAATTTGGTCATATGTGTATTATGATCTCTCAGGTTCGGTCAACTATTAAGACGAGTCAGTATGCAGCTAGTGATCCAAACAACCAAACTAATTCTAGCGGTGGCAATGCAGCACTTCACTATCCAGACTGGATTATTAACTTCGAAAAGAGAAATCAGGCCGACTTGATCTTGCAAGACCAAAAAGCAAGGCCAAGCCCAGAGAATCCAATCATTGGGCATTACGCCAAGGTTCATATCCAAAAGTCTACTAATGAGAGCACAGGGATGCGTATCCGCTATCCAATTAAGCATGGTAGATCTGATGGAAAGTCTATTTGGATTGAGCGTGAGATTATTGAAATGCTACTAATGTGGAACTTTATTGAGAAGTCAGCTTCTTGGTTTAAGTTTGATGAGGAATTGATAAAATATCTTGCCGACAGGGGCATTGAACTTCAAGAGAAGTATCAAGGAATGAAATCTTTGTATGATCTCTTAGAGACTAATGAAGAGGTTACAAAGGCTATGCACTTATTTATTGCTGAAAACATTTTTGCATGATCTTTTTAACGACAACTGGTCGAGAACAAAAGCTCAAGAATTCTAGTAAGTACTTAATCGATTGGGACAAAAAGTGTCGCAGTAAGCTTCAAAAGAAAGTTAAGGATCTTTTATATTCAAATTGGGTTTCCGATATTGTTTTTGAGGAGCTTCCTGTTCTTGGGACAAGAATGACATTAGATTTTTACAACGCGAATAAAAAGCTCGCAATAGAGGTGGATGGTAACCAGCACTATAAGTACAATAAATTTTTCCACTCAAATTCTAGGCAAAATTTTCTTTCTCAATTACAGAGGGATGAGAAAAAAGAGTATTTTTGCGAAATCAACCAAATTAAGCTTGTCAGAATATTGGAAAAGGATACTATTGACGAGGAGCTTCTAAGAACATTGGACATTATATGAATAATTTTGACAAAACGGATAATACGTTACCTCTAAGCCTTCTAACGAAGCTTTTCGATTGTACGGGGTCCGAAAGTGGAGGGAATAAAGGATTTTTCCTGTATTACATTAATGATGTAGGTCAACCAACCTTCGCTACCAAGACAGAAAATACTTGTGTCGATATGGCATTGAGTAAGTTGGTCGAAATTTCTTTGGACGAGGGGGGTGCTCGATGATATCAAGCATGGATTTAGAGAAGACGGTATTGAAGGGTCTTCTCCAGCACCCTCATAAGTGGGCTGAAGTTTCAGTATTTCTTAATGAGAAAGATTTTTTTAGTGATGACTCTCAAGTTCACCTTTCTATCTTTAAATTGATTCGCAATGCTCTGAATAATATGGAGTCAATTGATGACACTATTCTTATTCCAAGATTGGAGCAACTAAAGGTGAGCTTCCCAGATAGTATTGACCTACCAGAATACATCCGCTCCCTTGTTTACCACAAGATAACAGAAGATATCTTCATTTCTTCAGTAAAGGAGTTGAAAAAGTTCTCTGCTCGTAGAGAGATCTATCGCTCCGCAAGGGATGTAGCTTCTTATGTCAAAAAAGTTGATCCTGATGAAAAATATTCAGAAATTATAGACAAAGCTGACGAGATTTATAATAAAAATATCAAAGACTTTGAGTTCACTGATGATGGGCCAATTAATCTTTTTGATCTGATGGAAGATCTGGTTGAAGATAGAGGAAATAATCCTGTTGAGGAATCTGGATTAATGGGTCCACATGAAAGAATAAACGAGATTTACGGGTCTCTACTTTTAGAGGGTAATATCTCTGTTATTGTTGCCCGTTCTGGTGTGGGCAAGACTCAGTTCTGTATGGATTATACAACAAGGACTGGAGCTAAATATAACATTCCCGTTCTACACTTTGATAACGGTGAAATGAGTGAAGAGGAGCTGACATTCCGTCAATGTTCTGCAATGAGTGGTATACCTGTTTACCTGCTACAAAGCGGGAAATGGAGGACTTCTAGTTATAAAGACTGGTCTGTCGAAGAGGTTGTGGCTAGGGTTCGTAATACTTGGAAGAAGATCAAGACTGGTAATATGAAGTTCTATTATGTGAACGTCGCTGGTATGTCTGCTGAAGAAATGTGTTCTTATCTTAAAAGGTATTATTACTCTAAAGTCGGTAGGGGCAACAGGATGATTTTTAGTTTTGATTACATTAAAACAGACTTCAACAACCTTGGCAAAAACGATGGTTGGCAACAAGTTGCTTCGATGGTTCATTTGTTCAAGCAAACGATTCATAGGGATTTATGTTTTGATGGTAAGCCTTGCGTTTCAATGATGACTTCGGTTCAAGCAAATAGGCTTGGAATTACAGGTAACAGGGGAGCAGATTCAATAATTGACGATGAAAGTGTAGTTTCTCTTTCTGATGGTATTACCCAATTCTGTTCTCATTTGTTTTTGTTGAGGAGGAAGGTCGCAGATGAAATCCATGAAGATGGAGATCGATTCGGAACCCATAAACTAGTAAACCTTAAAGCTCGTCACCTAGGTAAAAACCCTCTTCGTGATATTAATCACATAGAAATGCCAGATGGCTCTAATCGCAAGAACTTCATAAACTTGAATATTCAAAACTTTAGGATCGAAGAGAGAGGAGACCTTCAGGACATTGTTAATTCTGTGAATAACGCTGATGTTAATTTAGAGTCTAGTAGCGAAAGCGATGACATCCCAGTTACTCTTTCACAATGACTGATTACAAATCTGTTTTAGAAGATCTTGGCTATCGCCTAAAAGATCATGGCTCTTATTGGAGAACTAGCGCTGTATACAGGTCTGGTGATAATTCTACAGCACTACAGATCTACAAAGATACGGGAGTTTGGAAAGACTATGTAGAAGACTCTATATTTCTACCCTTTGAATCCCTACTTAAGAAAACTTTAAATACTAATGACAAGAGTGTTTTAAGTTCTTATCTGAAGAGTAATGGTGTAAACATATATGAACGCTCTGCTAAAAAAAATCTTTTGAGTGAAGAAAAAACATATCCAGATTCCTGCTTAAGTCGTTTGCTCCCTCATTATGACTTTTATTTAAATAGAGGAATATCAGAAGATACTTTAAAAAAGTTCAAGTGTGGTTTGGCGATGTCTGGCAAAATGTATCAGCGAGTCATATTCCCTATCTCCCGCCCTGACGGGAGGATACATGGGTTCTCTGGTCGAAAGGTGACGGATGACCCCAGACCTAAATGGTTGCACAATGGGAGGTGCTCTGATTGGTTCTATCCATATTATACGATTGATGATGTTCGCCTTGCTATTCAAGAGAGTCGGAGTGTTTATATTGTAGAATCGGTTGGAGATTGTATTTCATTGTTCGAGGCTGGAATCAAAAATGTTCTTGTTTCTTTTGGCCTTAATATTTCTCCTAAGTTCATATCTAAGCTACATGGATTACCGCTAGATAAAATTTTTATTGCGTTTAATAATGATTTTAATTCAGGTTCCAATAGGGGATTTGAAGGTTCGATTAAGTCTATATTTAAGCTCTGTGATCAAATTGATTTTGATAAAGTATTTTTTTCTCCGCCCCCAGAAAATGACTTCGGGGACATGGATAAAGATCAAATAGACAAATATGTTGAATATTGTGCGTCAATTAAGCATAATGAATCAATGGCTAACATTATTGATTTCGCCAAAGAGATGAATAAACGTGGTGTCAATAAAACATTCGCTTCTAATTTACGGAAGTTTGAGAAAAAATACGACTTCCATTATGGAGAAATCTGAAAACAAACCTCTCTCAGCCTCACGCATTAAAACAATGCAGACTTGCACTTGGCAATATTGGGCCAAGTATCATTTGCGCTTACCAGACAAATCTAATCATGGATCTTTGCGTGGTACAATCTGCCATGCTGTTTTTGAGAACTTAGGTAACCCTAGGCACAGGAAGCACTATAGAGCTATTATTAAAGCTCAAGATATAAATGTTAGCGCTCCTATTAAGAGGATGGTAGAAGCTTATGCTAAGAAGTATGAGATAGACGACTTTGAGAACATGGACTTAATCAACAAGATGACAGTTGAAGGTCTTAATTTTGACTTCTTTGGAGACACAGATGGGAAGCCGACAGAAGCCATTTCTGAGAAAGATTTTGACATATCCGTAAACGAAGGAGACAAGAATTACCGGATATTAGGGTTTATAGACAAGCTATTTCTTTTTAAAAGAAAAAAAACAGCGATAATCCGAGACTTTAAAACCTCAAAAAGTGTTTTCGCAGGTAAGGAGTATACAGACAACATGCAGGATTACATGTATTGCCTTGCTGTTAAATACTTGTATCCAGAATACCTCAAGAGGCGTATGGAGTTCTTATTCTTAAAGTTCGACTTGAATGGGGAGGGTCTTATGGCTATGGAGCCGTTGGATGAACTAGACCTAGAAGGTTTTGAATATTTTTTAACGGATGTCCAACAGATAATCAATAATTTCAATCACGACACTGCCGTCAGTGGTCTTGCTTGGGACAAGGGGTATCCAGCGAAGGAAGAAGGGTTTGCTGGCAAAATTGTTTGCGGTAGAGCTACTCGCGTAGGGCAATTGAAAAAGAATGGAGATCTGATGTGGCACTGTCCATTCAAGTTCCCGTTTGAGTATTACCATTTGCTTGGAGAGGGGGACAAGTTCATCAAGTCCTCTTACGTTAAAGAGGATTTACAAATGATGCTTGACGAAGGAGTAGGCACACATGTTGAGAAGAAAAAATATTCCGGTTGCCCGTCTTTTTCGTTTGACAGTCCGAGAGATCTCCTTTAAGATCCCCTCATGATACCTCTCTTTAAGAGCCAGTTTAGTATAGGTAATTCTATTCTGACCGCAGAGAAAATATTGGACATTGCGAAGCTGAACTCTTTGGAGCATGTCGCCTTGGTTGAAGATAGCTTTTATGGTTTCAGAGTATTCAATAATCTTTTTCAAGAAGAAGGTATTAATTTAGTATTCGGTCTTAGGATTTCTGTTGTCAATAGCGGAATTGATGAAAATGAAAGGTCGAGCAAATTAGTTCTTTTTGCTAAAGATAATGAGGGAATACAAGATCTAAAAAGACTATATTCAAGCGCCTCTTTGAATGATTGCAAGTCCCTGATTTTATCTGAATATAGTAAAGATGATTTCAAGAACCTTAAGGTTTGCGTACCCTTCTACGACTCTTATGTCTTTAATAATTTATTTTACTTTGGTTTATCTCATATAGATATTAAACATTTAGATCCAGTTTATTTTATTGAAGATAATAATCACCCTTTCGACTCTCAAATTAAGTCTGTCATTGATGGGCTTGGAGTAAAGACAGAGACAGTTAAGACAATTCTTCATCATAATAAAGATGAATTCTCAGCTTTACAAATGTATAAGGCTACTTGTAATAGATCTGGAGGAAGACCTCCAACCTTCCAAAACCCAAACCTAAATCACTTCTGCTCAGACGAGTTCTGCTGGGAGTCTTATAAAGATGCTACCACATAATCAAAAATATCTAGTTTTCGATACGGAAACTGAAGGGCTTAATTTGCATTCTTCTCGCACTTGGCAGGTTTCATGGTTGATCTGTCAAGGCAATAGAGTTCTCAAAGAAAATGATAGATATATTAGTCACAAAGATCTACAAATTAATAAAAAAGTAGAGCATTTAACTGGCTTTAGTTGGGATGAATATAACGAGAGGAAAGAACCTTTGAAGAAAGTTTGGGCTGATTTTAAAGTTGATTTATTCAATCCAGAATATAAAATTGTTGGCCAGAACCTTTTAGGCTTTGATGTCTACATGGTAGCTGGGATGCAAAGGTTATTGGAGGAAACTCCTGATTACTCGTATCTTAATCGAATTTATGACACTAGAGCCTTCGGTAAGGCTTACAGGGAAGATCTCGATAAGCCCAAGAAAGATTTATTGAGTTGGCAGTATAAGATAATCCATGATCGATCTCTCAAGGCGAGAGTTTCTCAAAATCAGTTGCTTAAATTCTTTGGTATAGAGTTTGAAGAAGAGAAGCTGCATGATGCCTTATATGATAACAAGATGTGCTTTAAAGTTTTTTCTGCACTTAAAAAAGAAATGAATTTATAATGTTTGAAGATTTTTCTGTTTACGATGATTGTGAGCCTGTTGGCGTTGAATTACCTAAAACTTCTGTTAGCGAAGCTGTATTGAGTAGTATTGGGCTTGGCAAAGAAAGCTCCACTAAAGAAATTATGTATGAGCTTACCCGCAAAGGATTACGGGATAAAGGAATTACAAAGAATGATAATAAAAAAGAATATTTTGATCGCGCTAAACAGGAGTTAGAGACTTTCGAAGAACTTGGGTTTACAGATTACATTTTGTTAAACTGGGATGTTCTAAACTTCTGCCATGAAAACAGTATCCCCACTGGCGCGGGTCGTGGTTCTGCTGCTGGATCTTTAGTTTTATACTTGCTTGGAGTTACTAATATTGACCCTATACCTCACAACTTATTCTTTGAACGTTTTGTCTCAAAGAGTCGTGCTAAAAAAGTTTACGACAAGCGTAATAAAGAATTTCTTGTTGGTAGCCTACTTCCTGATGTTGACTCAGACATTAGTTATGAGCAAAGACAGAAGGTCATTCAATACATTGAAGAAAAACATGAGGGTAGGACAGCAAAGATATTAACTTTCAATACTTTCAGTTCTAAGCTCTGTATTAGAGAAGCGACCAAGTATTTTGATGAAGCTAAGGAGGAACAAGCTAATGCGGTTAGCGACATGATTCCGAAGCTCCACGGTAAAGTATCCTCTCTGGAAAACGCGAGAGAAGAGAACGAAAAGTTCGACAATTGGGCGAAAAATCATAATAGGACTTTCATTAATGCAAAGAAGATTGAAAACCTAATTAAAAATACAGGAGTCCATCCATCTGGAATCGCCATTTGCTCGCAATCAATAGGAGATGTTGTGCCTCTTCAAAAAACTAAAGATGGAGATCTAATAACAGGTTACAATATGCATGATGTTGCTGACCTCATGGTTAAGTTCGATATCCTTGGTTTGAGAACTCTGACTATCGCTCACAGGACTTGCGACAAGATTGGTATCAATATAGATGAAATTGATCCTAATGATGACTTCATATACGAGAAACTTCAAGATTACAACCATCCAGAAGGCTTATTCCAGATTTCTGCTAACACAAACTTTAGGGTTTGCCAAGATGTTAAGCCAGATAATTTAAATGAACTTTCTGACGTTGTAGCTCTCGCTAGGCCGGGGGCTTTGCAATTTGTTGATGAATACATCCGACAGAAACAAGCTCCTAAATCAAGTGAACTTCATAAAGAGTTAGATGAAATTCTATCTTGGTCTAAAAACGTTATCTTGTATCAAGAGCAATTAATGCAGATTGCTAACAAGGTTTTTGGTTTAACTCTAGAAGAGGCGGAAACTCTCCGCCGTATTGTCGGCAAGAAGAAGGCTGATGAGATGCCTAAGTGGAGAGATAGGATTTATCAAGCCGCAGAAGATTTGGGATTAGATAGTCAAATTAGTGAGTTCTATTGGGGTGCTCTCCAAGCTTCAGCAGATTACTCTTTCAACAAGTCTCATAGCTTCGCTTATGCTGAGTTGGCAGCTAAGACGGTTTATCTGAAGTATAAGTATCCTAGAGAATTCTTCTTATCCGTCCTTGAGTCTTCCGAGTTCGACCCAGACCCTTTATCAGTTATTGCTTCTGTCCATCAAGAATTGGATCATTTCGGGATTAAACTGCTACCCCCTAACTTATTTAAATCAGAAATGAATTTTTCTATTGAAGGGGATAATGTTCGGTATGGCTTGAATAGTATTAAAGGGATTTCATCAAAATCAATTGAGAGCCTTATTAACTTTAAAGGTTCTGATGGCTTTTCAAGTAAGTATGATGTCTTCTCTGCTGCAAAAAGTTGTGGCATCAACATCTCTGTTCTAGTCGCCCTAATTCAAGCTGGAGCTATGGGAGAGGCTACAGACAAAAGGAGTCGTTTAGTTCTAGAAGCTCAAGCATTCAATATTCTGACCGATAGAGAAAAGAGGAATTTTATTCTTTTTAAAGACAGGTTTGGTGACGATATTTTACACGCAATATCTAAAGTCATTGAAGTTAAGGCTATCGCTGATGATGGTCGTCCTATAATAAAGGAGTCTAGATTTGAGACATTCAAAAAGAAGTTTAAGAGCTATAAAGAAATTTTTGATAAGAACAAACCATATCGCAAGTTCTCTAATTGGTGGTATGAAAATAGTTTATTGGGCTATAGTTACTCTTTTGATTTGAAGGACTGTTTCGAAGATGAGTTTGGTTCAATGGTCTGCCTGAAAGACTTGGATGAGATCTCAGAGAATTCTAAGTTCAAAACAGTTTGTCAAGTTAAAGATTTCTTTACAAGGATATCTCAAAACGGGAACAAGTATATGCTTATTGAAGGTTCAGATAATACTGCTTCAGCTAGCTTTTTAATGATGGATAATTCAAGGTCTGAGACGCTTTCAGACTTCCTTGATCAATACAAAGTTTCAAAAGACTGTGTTTTAATCTTGAATGCAAGCAAAGGCCGTGGTAGTAATTTCATAGACTCAGCAAGGGTTGTGGATACTAAAATTATGATGAAACTAATGGACCTTAAGAAAAAATGAACGACTTGCCTTTTACTCCTCAATTAAGTTCTATATTAAAAAATTCTCAAGACTTAACTGAATACCTTGGGAGAAACAAAGTAGATTTAAATATTTTCTTTTCCTGCTTTATGCAGGACATGAGTTTATCATGTGAAACTATTTTAGGGAGACATGATTGTATCGAAGCTCTTAATATAGTGGCAGAAAAGATCCTTAGAAAGAAAAAGCCTAATAAGGAGATCTCTAGGAAGTATTCAAGCAAATTATCCCAGCTTATTGATCATTGTGAGTTTATCCAAAAAGAACTTTTCGGGCTAGATTACATTAGCACAGAGTCAATGCTTTTGTGCATGTGCGTCCCCGAGTATGCTCCAAAGGCTTTAGTGGAAGTTTTTGATGGAGGCGACCTCGATGTATTAATTAATGATATTACTGTATTCTTAAAAGATGAGGAAGAGCTAGAAACGGACTTTGATTTTAAAGGCGATAATTCTGAAGGAGACAATTTTGATCTTTCTATGGATAACTGGATTGGGATGTTTGACGAAAATGAAATCCTAGATCAATTTGCCGAGAATTTAAACCTAAAAGCCTCCCGTGACGAGTTTGATAAGGTTGTAGACTTTGATGATAAAATATCAGAGATAGCCACTATCCTTTGTAGGAAGAAAAAGCCAAATGCAATTTTAGTCGGGCCAGCAGGAACAGGTAAAACCTCTTTGATTGAGGGATTAGCTTCTAAGATCGTTAATGGGGAAGCTCCAGAACTTATTGCCAACAAGGTTATTTACTCTTTGAGTTTATCTAGCATGGTTGCTGGGACTCAATACAGGGGGCAATTTGAAGAGAGGTTGGAGAAGTTTGTAGATGAGGTTAAAAAGCACGAGAATATCATTCTTTTTATAGACGAAATACACACCTTGGTGGGAGCAGGAGGGACAACAGAAAACTCTTTGGAAGCCTCAAATATACTAAAACCAGAATTAGCAAGGGGGACTATAAGCTGTATTGGAGCGACCACAATTAATGAGTATACTAATACGATTAAAAAAGACACTGCCTTAGATCGTCGCTTCGAAAGAGTTATTATCAAGGAGCCTTCCAAGTTTCAGATGCAGGAGATATTACCCGTTATCGCCTCATATTATGAAGAGTTTCATTGTGTTCGGTATACGGAGAACTTTATAAACAACGTTACTAACTTTTGTGAGAAGTATCTTCCGAATAAGTTTTATCCAGATAAGGCTATTGATGTGATCGATCATTGTGGAGCACAAGCAAAAGTTGTTTATTGGGGTCAAGACTCTTCTCTCAAGGATATCCAAGAGAATATAAAAGAAAAAAATATTGATCTTAATTGTGCAGAGTCTGTTCTTTCTTTTGTGACAGACCAATTATCTTCTTGGGCGAGTGATAAAGGAGAAGATTTACCAGAAGTTACAGTAAAACACTTAAAGGAGTTTTTCTCCAAGAAAGAAAACCCTTTGCGGAAACCAAATATTTTATCAGACTTATCTCTCAGCTTAAAAGAAAAGTTTGTGGGCAATAATAAAATTATCGATTCTCTTATTGAATCAATATCTCTTTCAAGCTACGGGATACATAAAAAAAGCTCAGTTCCGAGTATTTATTGTATTACTGGTCAAGAGTCTACAGGCAAAAGTTTTTTCTGCTCTAATTTAAAGGATTCTTTGGAGAAAAGCGGGGTGAACGTCTTAAGTTATAGTGGGGTTCATTTCTCAGATGAGTTTGCTAAGTTTAAAATCTTACCAGAGATTATGAATAACACTTCTTTATGTGAGAAGATTAATATTCATCCCAATAGCGTCATTATTATTGATGATTTCCACAAGCTACATTTATCTGTTAAAAGTCTATTTGCTCAGATACTGAAGGACGGCAAGTTGCAAATGTCTAATGGAGATATAGCTGATTTTTCCAACGTCAAAATTTTTGTAACTAGCGGAGTAGAGAATACTTCATCAATGGGGTTCAATTCTGATGAAGAGTCTCCAACCTCGTCTATTTTTAAAGAGTTATTATCTTTAGTAGACTGTAATGTATTATTGGAGAAGGTCAAAAAGAAGGATATTTTCAGAATCCTCTACAACAAGCTCCAAAAGATCAATGAGGATCTGCGTTTAAACAACATTGAAGTATCATTCACCTTGGACTTCCTAAAGAAGTTTGCTCGTTCTTCTAAAAATCTAGTTGATTTCGAGGAGCGATTTGATACCCATATTAACAAGTTTATTTGCGAGAAAATTACAGAAAACTGCTCTAAAATAAACCTAAATAAAATCAATCTTTCTAGTTGAAAAAAATTGGATCACACTTACAATAACGTGTTATGAAATTAAATCGAAAGCAGAGAACTGCATTAAGTCTTATTCGTGGAACCCGTGGTCGTTTCTTCGGCCTTCAAACCACTCAAGGAGAAACTCTGAATGCTCAGTTCCGTGGAGAAACTGGGAACTACATTCAGGTATTTGACCGTAATAACGGACTTATTCGTCGTTTTGCTAAAACTAGCCTTGACAAGGTTTCGTTTGGTAAGTAATGAGTGGGTCTACTGCAAGATACTTAAGGGGTTTGCTTAATTTTCAAGCGAATCCTGTCATGAAAAGAGTTTACAAGCGCGTTAAACAGCGCTACACTAAACTCCCTCACGACAAAAAACATCTAATCAAAGATTACTTAAAGACTCATGGAAGAAAATAAAAAAAATAGTGAATGGAGCGACCGCGAAGTTGGTGCTCTTTGGCGCAAAGGTGGCGAAAAGCCATTTTATTCTGGTAACTTTACCGTTTCTGGTTCTACCACTGAAATTGTAATTTTCCAGAATAAGTTCAAGGAGAAGGACAATCAGCCTGATCTTCGGATCTATAAAAGCAGACCTCAAGATTCAGAACAAAGCAGTGATGACTGGTCAGAGCGTGAAATCGGAGCGTTGTGGCGGAAAGGTGACGATAAACCCTTTTATTCTGGAAGCCTTTCGGTAAAAGATGAAAAGACGGAAATTGTTATTTTCCAGAATAAATTCAAAGAAAAGGATAACCACCCTGATCTTCGAATCTACAAAAGCAAAGCTCTTCAAAATTAATGTCTCCAGAGCAAGAAGGGGAACTTGAGAAAGCTCTTGTTAATCGAATAGCTAGCAATCTCACCTTCACTGAATTGATTGATATAGTGACCTCTCTTTCATTAAGGGAGGTCACTGAACAGTTGGAGAATATGAGTGAAGAAGAAAAACTCCAAACTTATAATGAAGTTTTTGAAAAAGATGTGTAACATCCTTTAATGGAATACGATTTCTCTAAAGAAGCTAAGGAATTTCTTGATTCTCAAGCTGCCAAACGATCTGGGCCTAAAAGTGGAGCGCAAACTCCATCAAAGCCTAGTGAGCGTAAAGAAGGTTCTAGTCAGAACAAAAAAGGCAGCGCGGGTAAAGACGGAAAAAAAATTACTTTTTCAGAGAAAATCGTAACGTCCCTTAAAAATAAAGTTAAGGAGCATAACGACAAGCATTCTAAAAAAGTTTCGCTTACGCAACTTAAAAAAATATACCGTCGAGGAGCGGGAGCATTCAGCTCTAGCCATAGGCCCGGTAAGACTAGAGGTCAGTGGGCGATGGCTAGGGTTAATATGTTTCTGAAGATGGTGCGTGGAGGCAAAGTTAAAAAGTCTTACCGAGCAGCAGATCAAGATGTTGCCAAAGGATCTGAAGATTATTATATGGAGGATTCAGGCGAAGGCTTTTTCGATTTTGACGAACTTGATTTCGCTTGCGCTCGTCTTGACCTTCAAAGAGTCGAGGCTTTAGAAGAATCTAATCAAGAGATTGAGGATCTTGAGTATACAGAGGCAGAGAAAAAAACTTTAAATAAGCCTTTCCGCCTAAAAGGTGGTAAAAAGAAGTTTGGTGTTTACGTAAAGAGTCCCAAAACTGGCAATACCATTATGGTTAAGTTTGGTGACCCCAATATGGAGATCAAGCGTGATGATCCAGCTCGTCGCCGTAGCTTCAGGGCTAGGCATAAGTGCGATACAGCTAAAGATAAAACTACTCCCCGCTACTGGAGTTGTAAATTTTGGTCTAAAAAACCTGTTAGTTCAATGGCTTCAGAAGAGGTGATCGCTTGGGATGAAAACGAACAATTTTCTCAGTGGTGTTGGGATGACGAGTCTTTCGCAGAGCATCAAGATTTGTTGAATGGCTATCCATTCTTAGAATCAGTAAAAGAAATTGTAGAGGACGAAGGCGAACTCTAATATAATACCTTTGTGAAAAGGGTATTAGTTACTGGCAGTGAAGGTTTTATTGGTAAAAACCTCTGTCCTTATCTTGAGAAAAGAGGAATAGAAGTTGTTCCTTACGACATTAAGTTTGGAGGTGGTTTACCTCCTTTGAATGGTATTGATGCAGTCATCCATCTTGGGGCTAATTCAAGCACCACAGAAACCGACTTAAAAAAGATATTAAATGAGAATTTTATATTCTCTGGCACACTTTATCAATTGTGTGCTAATATGGATATTAAATTCCAATATTCTAGCAGTGCTTCTGTTTATGGGGCAGCAGAGACTTTTGAAGAGGATCAGTTCTGTGTCCCCCTAAATCCTTATGCTTATAGCAAATATATGTTTGACAACTGGCTTTTAAACGAGGATCATCCCTATCAAGGATTTCGTTATTTCAATGTGTATGGTCCACATGAGGAGCATAAAGGGGATCAAGCGAGTCCAATAACCAAATTCATCAAACAAATTCAAGAAGATGGCGAGATCAAAGTATTTAGGGGAAAAGCTAGTAGAGACTTCGTGCATGTGGAAGACGTTTGTGAAGTTCATTATAGGATGCTTCATCATGATAGCAGTGGGGTTTTTAATGTTGGGACTGGCAACTCTGTTTCTTTTAAAGACATTGCTGACAAAATGTCAGAAAACTCTGGGGCAAAAGTTAAGCAGGTAGCAATGCCCACCAAACTCAAGGGCAAGTATCAAAAATTCACTAAAGCAGACATTACAAAATTAAACTCTGTTATCGGAGAAATGGATTGGAAACAAGTCCTAGAGTGTGTATAATAAAGTGATGGTATCTCTAATTAAATCTGTATTGAGAAGCGTGGAGTTATACCTCAAGTTGAGAAATAAACTCGCATTCTCTGATATTACGGAAAAACACAATAAAAGAAAACATGAACTTATCGAAGAAATTGAAAAGCTACGCTCCATTGGCGACAATGAGTCTAATGATCGCGCTGACTTCTTGCGGGGGCAGCTCCTCACCGAAAACAAGCAGTTTAAACATATATCAGCCGTCTTCGTTGAAGCTGAAGGCGGGTCAGCCGATTCAGACTGAAGAGGGAGTTTACACTCCCCAGACAGATGAAGTTTGGCATTCAGATGCTCGTTATAGAAAGTTAGAGCGAGAGCTTTTTGATTAATTAAATCTAGTCCTACGTCTTAACAGTAAAATTATAGGTAAGGCGCTCAGTAGTGCAAGGTGTGCTTCTGGAATGGCAGTTCCTGTGTTGCCATTAAACTTTAAAATGGATGGATTCTGAGAGAATGATACGCCATTTAAGTAAATATCGTCGCCCTGTTGTGCAAACTTTTCTATGGAACTTAAAGTGAGTTGTGCGTTCGGGGATAAGTTGACGACAGATCTTTCTACTTGACTATTGATTGAGGCTCCAAATCCTCGTAGCGTCAGGCTACTAGTTGAATCCACATTTATTTCCAGACCAACTGCGGAAAACGCAGCATTCATACTTGATCCATCGGTTATGTTTAAAGTTGAATATACGTTATCATTGTCATTCACTCCAGTAAATCCATTAGCGTTTTCAAAAGTAAAATCCGTTGATTTTAATGTCACTGAAAATCCATCACCGATTTCAATATGCGAATAACCGGGGCTATCTTCGACTATAAAAGCATCTGTTATGGTTAATATATTGGCAATAGGCGAATCTCTGTCTAATTCCAGAGAATCTGATTGCGAAAAATTCCAATTTGAGCCGTCATAAAAATCATAAATTTCCTGTTCTTCTGCATCCCATGTAATAACCATATCTAATTTTTTATCTTTGCTTTCAGATACGTTTACGATCTCCTCGTTGTTATTTTGGGTGGGTCTTTCAGGATTAACAACAGGATTAATACTAGGATTTTCTATTGGGTTTATTACGACTGCAACACCTTCTACAGAGGTAATAACAGCAGATTTAGCTATAGAAATAATTGAGAGTAAAGTTATGAGTGTGCGTTTCATTTTTTCTTTTTAAGTATAAAGTTTTTAAGTTTAGTTAGATTCCCCGTCAACTTACCCAATAACCTACCCAGCTTACTATCTTCAGGTACAATATAAGAAAGCGTCCCCAATAAACCGATGATTGAAATAATAAACTCAGGCATGGACCCCATATAAGGGGAAAGTATGTTATCAAATAAATCTTGCATAATTTTATTTTAATATTCAGTTACTTTAGGAATTTTTATTACATCAGGGACTTGAGTAACCTGATCATCTTCTTCTAGTTCGAATGTTTCTTCTGGATTCTCTATATCTGTTTTTTTCTTTTTACCCTCTTCAGATTCTTCTTCCACTTCTTCCCCCTCTTCTTCCTCTTCTTCCTCTTCTTCAGATTCCTCTTCTTCAGATTCCTCTTCTTCTTCAGACTCTTCTTCCCCTTGCTCTTCTTCGGACTCCTCTTCGGACTCCTCTTCGGACTCCTCTTCGGATTCTTCTTCGGATTCTTCTTCGGATTCTTCTTCGGATTCTTCTTCGGATTCTTCTTCGGACTCCTCTTCGGATTCTTCCGTTTCCTCTCCTTCAGTTTCTTCTTCAGTTTCTACAGAATCCTCTTCTTTAACAGCTTCTCCTTCGCCTTCCTCATTATTTTCTTCTGTAGGTTCGCCCTCGTTTCCTTCAGCTTCGTCAGATGCTTCACCCTCCCCCTCTTCACCAACAGACCCTTCATCTTCTCCCTCTTCTCCTCCTTCGTAACCTTCTTCAGACGTACCTACAACATCTCCATAACCCTTTTCAGCGTATTCTACAATCGCTTCGGTAACACCACCAAAAGGTTGGAACCCAATTGTCGTCTCAGTAAAATCATTTAAATTAGAAAATATCTGGTGTTCCTGCTCTGCTACAACAGCTATCTCAGTACCTTTTTCTTTTGTTGTTTTGGCTTGGAAGTAGGCTCCACTACCTATAGACATAGTGCCAGCCATTCCGATTGCTCCTACTTTTTGAACCGTCTCTTGTACAAAAGCACTTAAACCAGTAGCGGCACTTGCTGTTTGGGTTGTTGCTCCAGCAGCGGCGACAGCAGCCGTACCTTTGGCGGCTTTATCTAAGATATCTTTATTTTTTTCAGCTATTTCCGATAACTTATCCATAGTGGAAGTCTCAGGAGTCTCTGCTTTTACTTCTTGACCTTTATTTTTTTCAACTTTGACCTCTTCTTCTGTAACTTCTTCTTCTACAGGTTCATCTTCTACTTCACTACCACACTCTTCGCAAACACAAGATTTCTGTTCCAAATGTTTTATTCTTTGCAATAAAGCCCAAGCTGTTTCTCTAGCATGGCGATCCAAATCAGAAATAATATCGCTATCATCTGGGTTGCAATATTTCAAAGCGAAATCTCTAGCTTCTTCAAGATCTTTATCCATTCTGCCCATTTGATTTTAGTTACACTTAAATCAAATTTTGTGTAATATACCTTACATGGATTTTAAAA